AGAAGGTATATCGTTAATTAAAAACTACGAGGGATGTCGTTTAGAAGCGTATCAAGATTCCGTAGGCGTTTGGACAATTGGCTACGGACATACAAAAGATGTAAAAGATGGCGATCAAATCAACCAAAACGAAGCCGAACATTTACTCAAAGAAGAGATGCCTGAGTACGAGGGTTATATCAACGATATGGTAGAAGTGCCGTTAGATCAATGTCAGTTTGATGCATTAGTTTGTTGGGTATACAACTTAGGACCAACCAATCTAAAAGAATCTACTTTGTTACGTATTCTTAATGAGGGCGATTATGGCGGCGTACCAGAACAGATAAAACGCTGGAATAAAGCAGGTGGTGAGGTTTTAGCGGGTTTGGTTAAAAGAAGACAAGCAGAGGCTAATTTGTTTGAAGGGAAAGAGTGGGAGAAAATCTAGATGCCATATTCAAAAGTACAGTTCAGACCAGGTATATACAGAGAAGGAACAGCGTATAGTGCCGAAAACGGTTGGTTTGATTGTAATTTAATTAGATTTAGAGAAGGTAGAGTAGAAAAATTTGGAGGTTGGCAAAAACTTACTGACAGCACATACCTAGGAACTGCTAGAGCCTTACACAATTGGATTTCTTTAAGTGGTAATAAATATTTAGGAATTGGAACACATTTAAAGTATTACATAAAAGACGGTACAGCTTTTGCTGACGTCACCCCAATTCGCAAAACAACAACAAACGCAGCTACTTTTGCGGCCACTGATGGGTCTTCTACCGTAACGGTTACGGATGCCAGTCACGGTGCTGTAAACGGTGATTTTGTTACATTTTCAGATGCCGTCTCTTTAGGAGGTAACGTAACAGCTGCTGTACTAAATCAAGAATATCAAATAGATCTAGTGACAGGCACCAACACGTATACGATTACCGCAAAAGATACATCTGGCTCTACGGTTACAGCTAATGCAAGTGATTCAGGAAACGGCGGTTCAGCTACTGATGCAGCTTACCAAATCAATACGGGACTTGATGTTTACGTGCAATCAACAGGGTGGAGTGTTGGAACGTGGGGGGCAAGCGGTTGGGGTTCAGCAACTTCATTAGGTGGTAACAATCAGCTTAGACTTTGGACACATGATAACTTTGGTGAAAACCTTATTATGAATACTAGAGGTGGCGGTATTTATCGTTGGCTTGAAAACAACGGAACTGGCACCAGAGCTGTCCAATTATCCGATATAGCTGGAGCCAACCTTGTACCAACCGTAGGTTTACAAGTAATAACCTCAGAGGTTGACAGACACCTTATCGTTTTAGGCGCTGATCCAATTGAAGGTAGCGCGAGGTCTGGAGTGTTAGATCCGATGTTGGTTGCTTTCTCCGATCAAGAAAACGAACTTGATTTTGAACCGCAAATTACCAATACCGCTGGATCGGTAAGATTGTCTTCTGGTTCTAGTATTGTAGGTGGCGTTAAGTCCAGACAAGAAGTTGTAATCTTTACAGACACCTCTGTATATTCTATGCAGTTTGTAGGCGCACCTTTAACCTTTGCTTTGAATCTTATTAACGAAGCATCAGGTCTTATAGGTCCAAAAGCAGCTATCACTTCTTCGGGCGGCGTATTCTTTATGGGATATGGTAATTTCTATTTATATAACGGTACGGTGCAGGAACTGCCTTGTAGCGTTCATAATTATGTATTTGGCGATCTTAATACAGGTCAAGCCTATAAAATACAGGCATTTACCTACAGTGAACATAATGAAGTGGGTTGGTTTTACCCTTCTTCATCAAGCGACGAAATAGACAGATATGTTATATACAACACTCAACAACAAGTTTGGTACTACGGTCAATTGACTAGAACCGTATGGTTAGACTCAGGTGTTGAATCATTTCCACAAGCCACTAACGGCGGTTACTTGTATCAACATGAAATAGGTTTTGACAACGACGGAAGTGCGATGACTAACGTGTTTGTGGAATCAGCCGATTTTGATATAGGGGATGGTGATCGGTTTACGCAAATATCTGCCTTAATACCAGATATCAAATTTTTACAAGATGATAATTCTGGTACAGTCAACGTAGTAACTAAAGTAAGAAACTTTCCAGGCGATTCTTTGACTACCGATTCTACTTCTGAAGTATCTTCAACCACTCAAAAAGTAAATTTAAGGGCAAGAGGCAGACAGGCTGTAGTACGATTTGAATCAAACGACGACGCTACTAATGATGGTAATTTGTCTATTGGATGGCGTTTAGGGGATACTAGAATGGATGTTAAGACTGATGGTAGAAGATGAGCAAATTATTAGAAACTCGTTTACCTACAGAACTACAACCTTCTGTAACCAAAGAAAACTTTAACAGATTAACCAGAATACTGGAGTTGAACCTTGGTGCGTTTGACCCAAACTCTACACCACAATTCAACGATACTGAGCTTGGTTCTTTAAAATTTAACGAAGGTGATGTAGTATGGAACACATCTATTGGAGTTTTACAGGTTTATACTGGAAACAAATGGATACAGCTTCATACGCCTAAGAATCCACAGGGGTTTGAACTGCAATCAGAACTGGGTTCTGTAACTGTCAGAAACAACGGAGCGACAAGTATAAAGGTTTGATATGCAGGCTGTAGAGAGTACAAATTCAGCGTATGAGGTAAAAAATTTACTTCTCAGCCGACCTTCTGACTGGTTTATACAAGACCAAACTTTTCAAACCATTAAAGATTCTCAATTAGATATCGTTCGTTTTCTGAAATCAAAAGGCCAAGAAAACTTAGAAAACCTCCCTTTACATGCGGTTATTGATGAACCTATCAAAGATGTATATACCGCACCTATATTCTCAGAAACATTTTGCGATATATTCAGAGACGAATTAGAAAATATAAAAAGCACTTTAACTTTGAGCCTAATTCGGAAGAAGACACATTGAGACAAATACCAGAAATAGTCTTACAAGACCATATACCCGAACTTTACCTGTCTTTGATGAATGTGGTCAGCACCATTTTTAACCCAATATTTATGGGGCTTTGGGGCAGAATCGTAACAGATGGCGGCATACAAATAGCCAATTACAATATAAGAGACAAACAACAAGGCGCTTGGCACCACGATGCAAGCGCAGATATAAGCGTAGTCATTCCTTTAAATACAGGTGAATACGAGGGTGGTGGAACAGAATTTCAAGGTAGAGGAGTCGTTGAACCGCTTCCTACAGGTAGCGCTTTGATGTTTCCAAGCTTTACTCACATGCACCGAGGACTGCCCGTACAGTCAGGAGATCGTTACTTATTGGTTTTTTGGTTGATTTCGCGTCCTTGTTGGGAAGATAAAAAAAACTATTTAGAAATGAATTTTATTTAACAATAGGACTAAAAACAGTAGAATTGAAAGCAAATGGATAGAATAAACAGAACTGGGACAGGAATAGCAAGTTTAGGTAGAGACGAAGATCAGTTTCTAGCTCACGTTGCTTTGGGCGAGCGTGTCGTACCGCCTGTTATATCAGCCGCAACTCAAGCACGTATTAACCAAGAAATGAGGGCAGCTGGCCTTGATCCAAACGAATATGCCGTTGGATCTGGTATGTCCATTAATCCTATAACAGGACTACCCGAGTTTGGGTTTTTCAAGAAAGCTTTTAAAAAAATAAAAAAGGTAGGTAGAAAAGTAGCTTCAGTAGCTCAATTTGTACCTGGCCCTTGGCAAGCACCTGCGGCTTTAATAGCAAAAGCAGGAACTGTATATGACGTTGCAAAAGGTAGGGCAAGTCCACTTGCCTTGGCTAGTTTAGGGGGCGGAGGGGGCCTTGGTAGTCTGACTGGCGGAAAGGGTAATATCTTTAGTAATATATTCAAAGGAACACCAGGGATAAACCCAAGTGCAGGGGGCGGTCTTGGAGGTTTATTCAGCAGAGCCAAAGAATTTATATTGCCTGGAGCTGATAAAAAAGGATTATTCAAAAATGTACTTGGTGGTATAGGTAGCTTGTTTGGAGGTATGGGTGCGGGACAACAAGATGAATACACTCCTATTATGGATCAAAACGGAAATGTGATTGGTTATAGGAATGAAAATACGATGCAAGATATTTCAGTTGAACAATACAATCAAATGATGTCTTCAAGACCACAATTTAGCGGATTATTTGGACCTGATAGTATTGCAGATAAATTATTTAACGTAGACCCTAACAAAGGTACGGGTCCTTTGAGTTTTCTTGGTAAAGGAGCGCAACAAATAGCTGGAGGCTTTCCTGGTGGCGGATTAGGTCTTGGTCTGACAGGTTTGCTTGCTAAAGCCGTATACGACGATACAAAAAGTAGAGCTGGTGGTTTAGCTCAAACTCCTCAAGTAATGATGGATCAGCTTGGTAGGTACCAATTATCAAAAGAACTAGGAACAGGTGGAACAAGAGGCGAATTTGGATTAGGTCCTAAACCAGCTGTTTTAGATGTTGAAGGAGCAGGAAGACAAGCATTTGCAGTTGGCGGAGTGGCTGAACTAGATTTACGAGAAGGCGGAGAATCAATCGGGCCAGGTACAGGCACTTCTGATGATATACCAGCGATGTTAAGTGATGGTGAATTTGTAATGACGGCCAAAGCTACAAGAGGCGCTGGCGCTTACGATTTAAAAAAAGGTAAGTCAGGTATTGAATTGGTTCAAGGTGGCGAACCTTCAAGAGAAAAAGGCGTAGAAAACATGCGCGAGTTAATGAATATATTTGAGGGAATGTAATGGCAGAAGCTATCAATCCAATCGTAACTAATATTGCAAGAGATGAAGTAATATCCGATCCTTTTGTTAGAGAGGCTTATTTTGGTTCTCCTGATACACCAGGCATAATTTCTCAAGCTATAACCGCAGCTAACAGGGCTTTTGGTCAACCAGCGATACTAAGACAGACTGCTGGACTGTCTCCGTTAGAACTTGCTGCTATGCAGGGAGCTTATGGTGGTTTAGGTTCATATCAACCGTATTTAGATGCCAGCACTAGAGCTTATCAAGAAGGCATGGGAATGTCTCGTAGGGCTGGACAGTTGGCGCAACCTTACTTTGCTGGCGAACAGGCTTATTTAGGAGCAGCAACCGATACGGCTAGACGTGCTGCTGGTATGCAGTTTGATCCTAACTTAACCAGACAATTTTTTGACCCGTTTGAAGATAGAGTCGTACAACAAACCATAGACGATGTTTTCAAACGTGGAGAACTACAAGATATAGACGCAAGGACAAGAGATATATCACAAGGTGGTGAATCTGCTTTTGGTTCAAGAGCAAGATTAAGCGCAGACGAAAGACGAGCTGCACTAGGCAGAGGTCTTGGCGAGGCTTTGGCGGGTATAAGAAGTC